TCGGGCTCGATGCCGATGGCGGCGAGGCCTGCGTCGGTGGCGACCAGCGTGACGCCGTGGCCGTCGCCGGTTTCGCGCCACAAGGGTTCGCCCTTGCGCAGGTCAGCATCGACGTCCTGCAGCAGGCCCTTCGCGATCATCGCGCCGACCACCTTGGCGGCAGCCCCGCCGCGCAGGCTTTCGGGCAGCGGCAGTGCGATGCGTTCGGGCCGCTGGGCGGCGGCGCTCAGGATCAGAGCTTGGGTGTCGGAAAGCTGGGTCATCGTCGTCTCCGTATCGGGGCGCGCGGGATGCGAGCCCTTCTACGAGGCCAAGCCCCGCAGGGCGGGGCTGGCGCGGTGGCTGGGTGGGTTACTCGGCGTGTTCTCCCTCGCCGAAAAGGAAATCGGTGATCTTCCGGAGGTCGCTGGCGACGCTGCCAATCGATCCGACGCTGCCCCAATTGACCGCTTCCGGATCGAAGTTGAAGTGGTCGTCGCTGAGCGCTTGAAGTCGGGCGAGCATCGCGTCGATCTCGGCCTTCTTGCCGATGAAGGCATCGAGGGCTTTCGTGTTGTCCTGTGCGCGGCGGGTCATCTTTGTGGCTCCTTGGTGAGTTGCATCGTCCTTCTGAAAGGACGTTCGCTCTGTCCGCGATGCTTATCAACGAGATAAGCGCATGATCTTGAATGATAATCGGAGCCGCCAATGCAGGGCATGAGCGAGCGCCAGTACGCCGCGCATGTCGGCCTGTCGCGGGGTGCGATCCAGAAGGCAAAGACGGCCGAACGGCTTGTGCTGTTCGCCGATGGCAGCATCAACGCGGCCGCCAGCGATGTGCGCCGGGCGGAAACCACCGACCCGTCGAAGACCCGGAAGCCGCCGGAGCCGAAGCTGAAGCCGGTGCCCGAGGCGGCCGTTGCTGCTGTCGGCGATACGCTGCGCGAACAGGGTCTGGCCGTCCCGGCGGTAGGCGGCACCACCACTTTCCTGCAAGCGAAAACCGCCAACGAGGTGCTTAAAGCGCAGGAGCGGCGCATCCGGCTGCAAAAGCTGAAGGGGGAATTGATCGAGCGAGCCCGCGCGCTGTCGCTGGTGTTCCGGCTGGCGCGCGAAGTGCGGGATGCTTGGGTAAACTGGCCTGCACGGTCGTCGGCACTGATGGCGGCGGAACTGGGCGTGGAACCGGCCGCGATGCAGAAGGCCTTGGAAAAACATGTACGCGCCCACCTCGACGAACTTGCCGAGGTCCGGCCTGATTTCCGGTGATGATGAGGGCCTGACGGATTTCGACGGCGCGGTGGAGATCCTGCGCACCTGGGGCGCGGGGCTGACACCGGACCCGGATCTGACGGTGTCACAATGGGCGGACAAGCACCGAATGCTGTCGGGGCGAGCCTCCGCCGAACCCGGGCGCTATCGAACCGCGCGCACGCCTTACATGCGCGAGATCATGGACCGGCTGTCGCCCGGTGACGTGATGCAGCGCATCGTCTTCATGAAGGCCGCACAGGTCGGTGCGACCGAGGCGGGCAACAACTGGATCGGGTTCGCGATCCACCAGGCGCCGGGCCCGATGCTGGCGGTCCAGCCGACCGTCGAACTGGCCAAGCGCAACTCGCGCCAGCGTATCGACCCGCTGATCGACGAAAGCCCCGACCTGCGGGAAAGGGTCAAACCGGCGCGGTCCCGCGACGCGGGCAACACCATGCTGTCCAAGGAATTCGCGGGTGGCATCCTGATCATGACGGGCGCGAACTCGGCGGTCGGGCTGCGCTCGACCCCGGCGCGCTACATCTTCCTCGACGAGGTCGATGCCTATCCGGCCTCGGCCGACGAGGAAGGCGATCCGGTCACGTTGGCGGAGGCGCGGTCGCTGACCTTTGCCCATCGGCGCAAGGTCTTCCTGGTCTCGACCCCGACGATCCGGGGGCTGAGCCGGATCGAGCGGGAATACGAGGCGAGCGACCAGCGGCGGTTCTTCGTGCCGTGCCCGCATTGCGGGGCGATGCAGTGGCTGAAGTTCGACCGCCTACGCTGGCAGAAGGGCAAGCCGGAAACGGCGGAATATCACTGCGAGGGTTGCGACCAGCCCATCGGCGAACATCACAAGACGGCGATGCTGGAAGCGGGTGAATGGCGGGCGACGGCCGTTGCCGCCGATCCGACCACGGTCGGGTATCACCTCTCGGCGCTGTACTCGCCGATTGGCTGGCTGAGTTGGGAGCGGATCGTGCGGTCATGGGAAGCGGCCCAAGGATCGGACGAGGCGATCAAGGCGTTTCGCAACACGATGCTTGGCGAGACTTGGGTCGAAACCGGCGAAGCCCCGGACTGGCAGCGGCTCTATGACCGGCGCGAGCGCTGGAAATCCGGCACCGTGCCAGCGGGCGGTTTGTTCCTGACCGCCGGGGCCGACGTACAGAAGGACCGGATCGAGGTCGATATCTGGGCCTGGGGTCGCGGCCTCGAAAGCTGGCTCGTCGATCACGTCGTAATCGAGGGCGGGCCGGACCGGCACGACGCGTGGTCGGAGTTGACGGCTTTGCTGGACCGGTCCTGGCCGCACGAACGCGGCGCGCATCTGCGCATCGCGCGGCTTGCCATCGACACGGGCTATGAGGCCCCGGCGGTCTACTCCTGGTCGCGGGCACAGGGGTTTGGACAGGTGTCGCCAGTCAAGGGCGTCGAAGGGTTCAACCGCTCAAGCCCGGTCTCGGGGCCGACCTTCGTCGATGCGACCGAGGGCGGCAAGCGCTTGCGGCGCGGCGCGCGGCTCTGGACGGTGGCGGTGTCGACTTTCAAGGCCGAAACCTATCGCTTCCTGCGGCTGGAACGGCCGACCGAGGAAGACATGGCCGAGGGGGCGGCGTTCCCGCCCGGCTCGGTGCATCTGCCGCATTGGGTCGAGAACGAATGGCTGAAGCAGTTCGTGGCAGAACAGCTGGTGACGGTGCGCACCAAGCGCGGCTTCGCCCGGCTGGAATGGCAGAAGCTGCGCGAACGCAACGAGGCGCTGGATTGCCGGGTCTATGCCCGCGCCGCCGCTTGGATCGCAGGCGCGGATCGCTGGACCGACGAGAAATGGCGCGATCTCGAGGATCAGCTCGGGGCGGCGCCGACGGAAATCGATAGCGCGGGGCGGGTCAACCGGCCGCAAGCAGCCCCACAGGGAAAGCGGCAGTCGGACTGGCTTGGTCGACGCGGAGGATGGTTCTGACATGGCAGACTGGACGGAAACCGAACTGGCCGCGCTTCGCCGGGCCTATGCCAGCGGCACGACCCGGGTCAGCTATGACGGAAAATCCGTCGACTATGGTTCGGCCGAGGATCTGCTGAGCCGCATTCGGACCATCGAACGCGCCATCGCCGGAACTGCGCGGCCGCTGCCGGTTGCCGGTTTTGCTGGCTTCTCCCGCGGGGATCGCTGATGCCCGCGAACTGGATGGATCATGCCATTGCCTCCGTCGCCCCGCGCATGGCGGCCCGGCGTTTGCTGGCGCGGCAGGCCTTCGAGATCCTGACGCGCGGCTATGACGGCGCGTCCAAGGGGCGGCGCACCGACGGGTGGCGCGCGCCGGGGTCTTCTGCGGACACCGAGATCGGTGTCGCCGGGGCACTGCTGCGCGATCGGATGCGCGATCTGGTACGCAACAACCCGCATGCAGCCAAGGCCGTGGCGGTGCTGGTGAACAACATCGTCGGTTCGGGCATCATGCCCCGTGCGGCCAGCGGCGACGACAAGCTGGACCGCAAGGTCGACGCTCTGTTCGAACGCTGGACAGCGGATTGCGACGCCGATGGCCAGCTGGATTTCTACGGGCTGCAGACGCTGATCTGTCGCGAAATGGTCGAGGCGGGCGAGGTGTTGGTGCGGCGCAGGCTGCGCCGGTCGTCGGACGGTTTGCCGGTGCCGCTGCAATTGCAGGTGCTGGAGGCAGACTTCCTCGACGCCACCAAGTTCAGCAATGTCGGCGCGGGCCGCATCGTGCAAGGCATCGAGTTCGACCCGGTCGGCAAACGCCGCGCCTATTGGCTCCACCCTGAACATCCCGGCGACGCGCATGGTGCCTTGCGCGGCGGTCTCGACAGCCGCCCGGTCCCTGCGACCGAGATTGCCCATGTCTATGAAAAACAGCGCACGCAGGCGCGTGGCGTGCCGTGGGGCGCGCCGGTGATCCGGTCCCTGCGCGATCTCGACGACTATGAAGTGGCCGAACTGGTCCGCAAGAAGACCGAGGCCTGCGTCACCGCCATCGTCTTCGGCGACGACGAATCCCAGCAAGGCATCGCGCCGACCGTGATCGACGCCGACGGCAACCGGGTCGAGCAGTTCGAGCCGGGGCTGATCGCCTATGCCAGAGGCGGCAAGGACATCAAGTTCAACCAGCCATCGGCCACCGGCGGCTATGGCGAATACAAGCGGGCCAGCCTGCACACAATCTCGGCCGGGTTCCGGGTGCCTTATGAGTTGCTGACCGGCGATCTCAGCCAGGTCAACTATTCCTCGATCCGGGCTGGGCTGGTCGAGTTCCGCCGCCAGATCGACGCTGTACAATGGCAGCTGTTCATCCCGATGTTCTGCGCCCCGGTCTGGCGCTGGTTCACCGAAGCGGCATGGGCGGCAGGCCAGATCCCGACGCCGGACGTACCGGTCGAATGGTCGCCGCCGAAGTTCGATGCGGTCGATCCGCAGAAGGACGCGATGGCCAACCTGCTGTCGATCCGGTCCGGGACCATGACGCTCGCCGAGGTGATCGCCCGGCAGGGCCGCAACCCGGATGCCGTGCTGGCGGAAATCGCCGCGACCAACGCCAAGCTCGATGCGCTGGGGCTGGTCCTCGACAGCGATCCGCGCCGCGTCACGAAAACCGGCAGCGCGCAAACGAGCGATCCGGCCGCCGACCCCGAAAACGACCCGGCGCAACCCGACGCCGCCCAACAGGACTGACCCCATGGACACGATGATCGAACTGCCGGCCATGCGCCGGACGGCGGAGCTTGCGCCGAACACGGCCGATGCGACCGCCCGCACCGTCGAGGTGGTCTGGTCGGCCGGGGCCCGCGTCCGTCGCGCCAGCTTCTTTGGCGAGCCCTATGACGAGGAACTCAGCCTCGACCCCACCCATGTGCGGCTGGAACGACTGAACGCGGGCGCGCCTTTCCTGAAGGTGCATGAATTGGGCGCGCTGGACGCGGTCATCGGCTCCGTCGTCCCCGGTTCCGCCCGCCTTGAAAACGGCCGTGGCATCGCGCTGGTCCGCATCTCCGAACGCGACGATGTCGAGCCAATCTGGCGTGACATTCAGGCCGGGCACATTCGGGCGGTATCCATCGGCTACCAGGTCCACCGCTTCGAGGTCTCCAAGCCCGATGGCGGCCGCGAGTTGTGGCGCGCGGTGGACTGGACGCCCTTCGAAGTTTCTGCCGTGCCGGTCGGGGCCGACCCTGCCGCCGGTTTCCGGGCCCAGCAATCCCTTCACGACTGCGTCCTTCATCGCCGGGACGCTTCGACCCAACGACAAGGAGCATCCCCCATGACCGATCCGACCCAGACCCCGGCCGCAGTGGCCGCCGAACCCCACGCGACCGAGGAGACCCAGATGACCACCCCCACCAATCCCGCTGCCGAACCGCAGGCGCGCGCCGTCGAGACGCGCGCGCTGCCGCACGCCGCCCCGGTGACCACGCCCGACACCGAAGCCATCGCCACTCGGGCCCGCGAGGGTGAACGCGACCGCGTCTCCACCATCTACGATCTGGCGGGCCGTCTGAACCTCGAACGCGGCTTTGCGGAGGATCTGGTTAAGCGCGGCGTCACCGTCGATGAATCCCGCCGCCTGATCCTCGACCAGGTCGCCGCCAGGTCGGACGAGACCCGGACCTTCCCACATGTGTCGATCCCTCTCGGCGGCCGGGATGAACGCGTGACCCGCCGCGACGCCGTGGCCAATGCGCTGCTGCACCGCTACAGCCCGACATTGTTCCAGCTGGACGACTCTGCCCGCCAATATCGCGGCATGTCGCTGCTGGAACTGGCGCGCGAAAGCTTGACCAATGCCGGGGTCAACACGCGCGGCCTGTCGCGCGATGAGGTGGCAACGCGCTCCCTGCATTCCACCTCAGACTTCCCCGAAATCCTGTCGGCCGTCACCAACAAGACCTTGCGGCAGGCCTACGAGACCTATCCCCGCACCTTCATGCTGTTCTGCCGCCAGGTGCTGGCCACCGACTTCAAGGCGATGAACCGGGTGCAACTGGGCGAGGCCCCGCAGCTGCTTGAGGTCGGTGAAAGCGGCGAGTTCAAGCGCGGGACGCTCGGCGAGAGCAAGGAAAGCTACAAGGTCAAGACCTATGGCCGGGTCGTCGCGATCACCCGCCAGACGCTGATCAACGACGATCTGGATGCCTTCACCCGGATCCCGGCGATGTATGGCAACTCCATCGCGCAGCTGGAAAGCGACGTGGTCTGGGGCATCATCACCGCCAACCCGGCGATGGCGGACGGCAACGCGCTGTTCCACACCACCCACAAGAACCTGGCTGGGACCGGCACGGCGCTGGCGGTCGATGCCGTGGGCGCGGCCCGGGCGGCGATGGCGCTGCAGACCGGGTTTGACAAGAAGACCGTGCTGAACATCCGCCCGGCCTTCTTGATCGTGCCCGCCGCATTGGAACTGAAGGCCGAGCAGCTGGTGGCGCAGAACCTAGTGCCCGCCGACAGCACCAAGGTGGTGCCGCAGTCGATCCGGACGCTCTCACCCATCAGCGAGCCCCGGCTGGATGCTGCCAGCGCTACCGCCTGGTATCTCGCGGCCAGCCCCAACCAGATCGACACCATCGAGTATGCCTACCTGGAGGGCCAGCAGGGTGCCTATATCGAGACCCGAAACGGCTTTGATGTCGACGGAGTCGAGATCAAGTGTCGCCTCGACTTCGGGGCAAAGGCCATCGATTGGCGCGGCCTGTACAAGAATCCAGGCGCGTAATGCCCCTATCCTAAACCCTGACACGCGGGCGGTCCTGACGGGCCGCCCATCGTCTTTCCACAAGGATCCCCACCATGAAAAACTACGTCCAGCCCGGCAATATTATCACCCTGACCGCGCCCTACGCCGTAGCATCAGGCGATGGCCTCCTCGTCGGTGCCATCTTCGGCGTCGCTTCTGGCACCGCCGCCCTTGGCGAAGCGGTCGAGACCGCGGTCGAGGGCGTCTACGATCTGAAGAAGGTCGCCTCGCAGGCATGGGCCGCTGGCGACAAGATCTACTGGGACAACACGGCGAAGAACACGACCAAGACCCTGACCTCGAACACGCTGATCGGCGTGGCGACTGAGGCTGTCGCAGGCGGGGCCACCGACCTGATCGGCCGGGTGCGACTGAACGGCGCGTTCTGATGTCGGCCTTTGCCGCCGCTGTCGGCGCGCTCTTCGCTGATCCGAACATGGGGCGGGACGCGGTCTACATCGCCGATGGCGGCGCACCAGTTTTGGTGCGCGTCGTCGCTCGGCGCGCCGATGCCGTCACCGACTTCGGCGACGCCCGGCTCTGGTCCGAAACCACGCGCATCGATCTGCGCGTGGCCGAGGTGCCGAACCCGCGCCCCGGTGATCGGATTGAGATCGACGCCGAGGCATTCCTCATTCAGGGCGAGCCCATCCGTGATCGCGAGCGGCTGGTCTGGACTGTCGATCTGTGCCCAGCATGAAATTGAAACTTGCCATCGATCCCGACATCGTTGCCCTGATGGCGGCCGAGGTAGCGGCGGGCGAACGCGCTGTCACCACCGCGATGCGGGAAGCTGGAACGGGCCTGAAATCCGCGTGGCGCACACAGATCACCGGCGCGGGGCTGGGCACACGTCTCGCCAACTCGATCCGCTCTGCCAGCTTTCCAAAGTCCGGCGAAAGCCTGAACGCGGCGGCGCTGGTCTGGTCGAATGCCCCAGTGATCATCGGCGCGCATGACACCGGCCCGCTGATCCGGTCGAAGAACGGGTTTTGGCTCGCGATCCCCACGCCAGCGGCAGGCAAATCCACGCGCGGCGGCCGGATTACCCCAGGCGAATGGGAACGCCGGACGGGGTTGCGCCTTCGGTTCATCTATCGCCGAAGGGGGCCAAGCCTATTGGTGGCCGAGGGGCGGCTGAACACTAAGGGGCTGACGGTGGCGTCAAAGTCGAAAACCGGCCGGGGCGTCGTGACCGCGCCGATCTTCTTGCTGGTGCCGCAGGTGAAGCTGCCAAAACGGTTGGACCTCGCCCGTGATGCCGAACGGGCGCATGACGCGTTGCCGGGGCTGATTGTGGCAAACTGGGTGGAGGGGCGGCAATGATCGTCAGGGCTATTGCCGCCCACGCCTCATGACAAGTTAAGGGAGACAAATGTCTAGGCCGGCGCGATCTGGCCCCCAGCATCCTTAATCGCTTCACGCAGGATTTCATGCAGGCGGCTAAGAAACTGACGGGCGTCAGCTGTCATCGCCGCACTGATCCGCGGCGCGGCGACCTCATGAATTGTCTCGATCGTTTGGGCCCTTCGCATCCCTGACCCACGTCCGCTATGGTCGAAAGCTTCTCGCCAGCTCGCAACTTGGTCATCAGTCAGACGTGTTTTCGTCAACTCGTTAATGCGTGCGAAGGCATTCTGACGAATCCGGCTCAACGCCAGTTCGCGTTCCTTATCGTCTCGCGGCGAAGTCGTCCAATCGGCTGGCCGATCAAGCCACTTTGAGACCTCTTCTCGGAGCCTCGCTTGAAGATCAGCCACGGGCATCAAGTTATCGTATTCGTCTCTTCCATGCCATGCGAGCCGTCTGGCGAGAGCCTTAACTCTGGTCCAGTGCTCCTTGGGCAGGGTTGGGTGCTGCGATAGTCCAAGGCGATCGCGCCAAGGATCTCTGAACGCGTCGATTGCATCATGCATCGCGATTTCCAAGCCCTTGAGCTCGTAGATCGGGCTGCAGTCTGTCTCTTCGCTCGGTGCGCCCGCCGAGCGCATCATCTCGACCAGTTTTTCGAGTTGGCGTTTGAAGGGACCCGGCAGCTTGGCAGTCGGCTCGTCCAAGCCGCCCAGAAAGACAGAATGCCCATCGACTTGCCGTTCGACGGCACCGGCCACGCCTGCGCCCACAATGTCGCGGAGGCTCGCGATGGCATTGCTGACCGAGCCCAGAACATGGTCGCGCTTCTGGCCTAAAGAGCCAAGGTTCGCACCCTTGACCTGATCGAAATGGGTAAAGGCGATTGCCAGTTTGTCCGCGAAGCCTGAACTGCCAACCGCTCGAAGGAGTGCAAGCGGGGCGGCCTGCATCGGCTGCTGCGCATTATCGACAAGGAGGATCATGTCGACGCGCGAGAACTTGTTGGTCACGCGAGTGGAAACCGAGGAGACACTGCTTGCGGTGTGACCAAGGCCCTGACCGTCCAACAGCACCAATTTCAACTCTTCGTCCTGGTCATCAAGATCAGGGTACAGCGGTCCCTGAACGCGAATTCCGTCGACAAGGGGGGTGAGCAGCCGACCGAACTGCTTGTGATGGTTGCTCGAGAACCAGCGAACAGCCGCAAGGAAGTCATCCCGGTCATCGCTCTCGTAGGTCCAGATGGTCGGCCAGTCGGTTGCGGATCGCTCTGTGTTCCCGACCTCGATACGGTCGAAACGCTCGGCGACCTCGTCCATCAGGTCCAGAGCGAGCGTCGAGAACCGAGGGTTCTTGAATGCCTCGATGCCGAACAACTCGAGCCAAGCGGCCTTACCATCGGCCGACTTCTCGTCGCTGAGCCGACCGATCTGCGCCTCGCAGAAGGTGCCCGTTTCTTTCGCAAGGTCCTTGATGGCGCTGACAAAGCCGATCAGGCGGACGCGCTGGTTTTCGATCTCTTCCGCCGTGACTTCCTCATCTTCGCTGATCGAGGTGTCTGGAATGGCTTCGTCGTCGAAAGAGAAATCATCGTCATCGCTCTCATGAGCGGTATTCCATCCACCGAGAATGTACGAAAGGCGGAACCGCTGCTCCCGATGTTCAAGGAGAGCTGCAGCAATCTTCGCGTCCGATTTGCCCTGAATTGCCTCAAGGCAAGCCTCTTCAATGCATTCGTCGATGTGCGCGCGCACCTCGTGCTCTGGCATAAACGTCACTGCAGCAGAGAAGTCGCCGGGTGCAATGACGATCTCAATGTCGGCAGTCGTGGTCTTGGCAGTCGATGTCGAAGGGAAACGGTCGGTCTCCGGGTCTGAACCGATGATATGGCGAAGCAAGGTGGTCTTGCCTGCTCCCGTTGTTCCGAGGAACAGCACCGTGCTGTAGCCGTCGTCACGGGACGGAAGAGCAATCACAGCCGAGCGACTAGCTTCCGCATCATGCGCTTCTGCTTCCATGCCATCGAAGAATGCGGAAACCACAATGTCATCGAAGTCGAGTGCTGCATCGGTACGGCGATCTCCGGACCACCATGACTCGTTCTGCAGCAGTTCGTTCAGCTGTCCGACCAGCCGGTCGGCTTCCGCATCATCGGAGGTTCCAAGGCCTTTCCTGACCTTGAGGCCCCATTCATTGCGGCTGTCTCGGCGAACCGGATGCCGGAACGTCACGCTCCAGCCGGGGCGGTTCGATCTGGTTTTCGAAGCAGTGAACTTGCGATCGGTCATGTCGTTGTTCTCCGTTGTACCAGGTCTTCCTACAGGTCGTGCGGTTCACGGTCAATCCGATTCGGAACAACGCAGAACAACGAATTGGTGCCGACTTGGAGATTCCCTTTGCCCACACCCCGTGAAACCATCCTCGCCGCGCTGCACGCGCGGCTGTCGGCGTTGCCCGCCACCGCCCTGCGCGGTGATGTGTTGCCCGAGCGCGTCCCCGCTGCTGGCCTCCTGATCCTGCGCGACGGCGAGCCAGGGGAGCCAGAAGTGACGCTGTCTCCGCTGCGCTACCATTACCAGCACAGGGCCGAGATCGAAGCAGCCGTACAGGGTGCCGCGCGTGACGCCGCCTTCGACACACTGGCGGCCAGTATCGGCGCGGCGATTGCCACCGACCGCACACTTGGCGGCCTCTGCGACTGGGTCGAGGCGGAAGCGCCGCGCCCTGTCGACCTAGCCGTTGACGGTGCCGCCAGCCTGAAGGCGGCGGTGATCCCGGTCATCTTGCACTATTCCACGGCCGATCCGCTGGCCTGACCCAACTCACCAAAGGAGATCACGATGGCACGAGCCCATGGGGCGCGGGCGCAGATGGCGCTTGCGTTCGAATCCGTCTATGGCACCGCGCCCGCCACTGGCTACCGGACGGTGCCCTTCGCCAGCACCACGCTCGGCTCCGAACAGCCGCTGATCGCCTCGGAACTGCTGGGCCAGGGGCGCGACCCGCTGACCCCCATCAAGGACGCCGTCACCGCCGATGGCGATGTCGTGGTGCCGATCGATGTCGAGAACCTTGGGCTGTGGCTCAAGGCGGCGTTCGGTGCGCCTGTCACGTCCGGCACCACGCCCAAGACCCATACTTTCCAGTCGGGCAACTGGACGCTGCCGAGCATGGCCATCGAGACGGCGATGCCTGAGGTACCCCGATATGCAATGTACACTGGCTGCGTCTGCGACCAGCTTTCCTGGCAGATGGCGCGGTCGGGGCTTCTGACGGCGACGGCGCGGCTGGTGGCGCAAGGCGAAAGCGTCGCAGCCACCACTGCCGCTGGCACGCCGACTTCGTTGGCCCTGCAACGCTTCGGGCATTTCAACGGCGCGATCACGCGCAACGGCTCGCCGCTCGGCAACGTCATCTCTGCCGAGGTGACCTATTCCAACGGCCTCGACCGGATCGAGACCATCCGCTCGGACGGTCGCATCGAGGGGGCCGACCCCGGCATGGCCGCGCTGACTGGCCGGGTGGAGGTCCGTTTCGCCGACAGCACACTGATCACGCAGGCCATCGACGGCACGCCTTGCGAGTTGGTCTTCGCCTGGAGCCTCGGCGCCAATGCCAGCTTCACCTTCACCGCCCATGCCGTCTACCTGCCGCGTCCCCGGATCGAGATCCCGGGTCCGCAGGGCATCCAGGCCACCTTCGACTGGCAGGCCGCCAAGGCCGTCAGCCCCGCACGCATGTGCACCGCCGTCCTCGTCAACACCGTTGTGAGCTATTGACCATGATCAGACTGAACCTGACTGCATCCCCTTCATGGCTGACTCTTGCCCCCGGCCTGCGCCTGCGGGTAGCACCACTGACAACCGCGCTGATGGTGTCTGCCCGCGCCGACCCGGCAATAGAAGCTCTGCCGGACACCGCGACCCAAGAGGAACTGGCCCTAGCGATGGCCAAGGCCGTCGCTCACCGTGCTGTGCTGGATTGGGAGGGTGTCGGCGACGACGCGGGCGATGCCGTGCTCGTCACCCCCGAAGGCATCGACGCACTGCTGGAAATCTGGCCGGTCTTCGAGGCGTTCCAGACCCAGTACGTCGCCAAGGGCCTCATCCTGGACGCGGAAAAAAACGTCTCCGCGCCCTTGCCGAATGGTCCTTC